GGCAAAGGCGGCAGATTTCGGAGTTCATGGACTCCCGCCGCGAATACAACCGAATCCTTGCCGTGGAAGAAAGCATGCTCAAGCGGGCAATGGGAGAATGACCGAGAAACAAAGCCAATCATGACCACAACCATCAACCCAAAACCCGGCCGTCCACCTCGCGAGTCCGAAAGCGCGGTCGGCCACATCCACATCAGAACCACGATCGAGCGCAAGACCGCCTACGTCCGCGCGGCCAAAGGCAAACCGCTGACGGAATGGATGACCGAGGCTTGCGACCGGGCGGCGAATTATCGGCCATGAAACTCCGCAAGGAACAACAGCGATTCGGGCCTTGGATTTGCAAGCAACGTCCCGCCGGAGACTGGGTGATTGACCAGATCGACCGCGAGACGATGCGGATTCGACGTTACGGGCCGTATCAGACCGAAGCCGAAGCGCGGGAGATGCTGGCCGCAATATGTCCCTGACTTTCGGCTCGCTCTGCTCTGGCATCGAAGCCGCCTCGTGCGCATGGAATCCGCTCGGCTGGAAATGCGCTTTCGTTTCCGAGATCGAACCGTTTCCTTGTGCGCTACTCAAACATCATTACCCGGAGGTTCCCAATTATGGCGACATGCTCAAATTCCAAGAATGGCCGCGACAACCAATCGACGTTCTTGTTGGAGGCACTCCCTGCCAAGACTTCTCCGTCGCCGGACAGCGAGCGGGCATGGGCGGCGCTCGTGGCGGGCTTACCATGCGATTTCTGGACTGCGTTGGCGCCTATGCTCCAACCTGGATCGTTTGGGAGAATGTACCCGGCGTGCTGTCGATTGACGGCGGACGTGCTTTCGGCGCTTTTCTTGGCGGGCTGGCAAAGCGCGGGTATGGGTTCGCCTACCGCGTTCTGGACGCTCAATACTCCGGTCTGGCCCAACGACGCGAGCGTGTGTTCGTTGTCGGATGTGCTGGAGGAAACTGGCAGCGTGCCGCAGCGGTTCTTTTTGACGCCCCGCGCCTGCGCTGGAATCCTCCGCCGCGCCGCCAAGCGGGGCAAGGAACTGCCCCCAGCATTAGCGCACGCACTAAAGGCGGTGGCGGACTCGGCACAGACGCCGAATGCGACGGGGCGTTAGTTGCGGGCACGCTCGGTTCAGCGTTCGGAAAGCAGCGCGGTGCGGGCCAGCAACCGGAAGGCTTGGTCTCCATAGCGATGGCCCCAAATACCCGCAGCAACCGTTACGATGCCGAGTCGCAAACGCTCATCGCCCATTCCCTGACCAGCGCGGGCTTCGACGCGAGCGAGGACGGGACGGGGCGCGGGACGCCGCTGGTTGCGACTCAAGACTTGCAATCCGAACAGGTAAATGGTATGAGACACCATGCCGATGCCACAGAAGCCAACGCCAGTGAAGCATTGCGAGTATTGCGGGAAGCAGTTGGAGAGGCCGCGTTCGAAAGGTGGGGAACTAATGTCGCGCTGGCAATTCGAGCGCCGAAAGTTCTGCAACATCAAATGTATGGCGCGGGCATTCGACGAACGTCCGCAGAAGTCACATTCGTGGTCGCAGATGCACTACCACGCCCGGAAGATGGTTCCGAAAGGATCATGCCAGCGTTGTGGCAAGCCTTTGGCGTTGGACACCCACCACACGGATGGCAGCTACCTGAACAACTCGCCCGACAACTTGGAGCGTATCTGTCGCAGTTGTCACATGAAGGCGCATCGGGCGAAAGGAACGTGCAAAGTCTGCGGGCTTCCGCAGAAAGGGCTGGGCTATTGCGAGAAGCATTACCAACGGTTCAAGAAGTGGGGCGACCCGCACGCTTTCAAGCGCAATCAGCACACGCCGTTGCAGTCCGTAGATTAACGGTCGAGGAGGTAGAAACTCTGTTTGGTTTTCCGCGGGGCTACACCCTCATCCCCTATCGCGGCAAGCCAGCCTGCGACGGGCCACGCTATCGCGCTCTCGGAAATTCGATGGCCGTTCCGCTGGTTCAATGGCTCGGCCGCCGAATCGAAATGGTTTCCCGCCTTTGACGGTTCGCCGCTGGCAGAGTGCCAGCCAAGCCAACCGATTTCATAGCCGCCGCAATCCGCGACGCGTGGCAGCCGCCATTCCGCGGTGAGATTTGGGAATTCGCCGGAACGCTCAACCTCCAGGCCGGCTACTCGGTCAAGGGGCAGTTCGACATCAACTCCGCGCCGTGGGTAAAGGAGCCGTTCGAGGCAATCCGAGATCCGAACGTCCGCGTGGTCTCAATCCAGGCGGGCGTTCAGTGTCTCAAGTCGTGGATTCAAGATGCGGTAATCCCATATTGGATTCTCCACGACCCGGGAGACTGCCTGTTCCTTCTCGATACCGACCCGAAGGCGCTCAAATACTGTTCCTCCCGCCTGATGCCGCTCATCCGCTCCGTCCCTGAAATCCAGCGGTTGCTGATTGACGTTGCAGACCACGAGAAGACGAAGACCAAAATCGCCTTCCACGCGATGAACCTGGTCGTGGGCGGCTTGAACGAGGGGAATTGCCAATCGCTCACCTATCGCTACGTCATCGTCGACGAAGCTTGGATGGCCCGCGCAAACGGTTTGCTCCGTCAGGCGCGGATGCGAACGACACAATACGAGGATACGTCCAAGTTTCTCGTTTGCGGCCAGGGCGGAATCTGCGACGAGGACGCCGACACGCTCCACAAGGAGACCGACCAGCGCGAATTGCACTTCCGCTGTCCCTTCTGCCAGTTCGCGCAGCCGTTCGACATCACGCGACTGCGCGGCGAAGACCATCCGAAGCCTGAACTTCGGGGAACCTATTCCGGCCTCTCCTGGGACAAGGACGAAACGACGAAGCCCGGCGGCAAGTGGAACATGGACGCCGTTTGGCGATCGGCTCATATTCGCTGCTACCAATGCGACGCGCGGATTGAGGACCGTCCGGAAGTCCGGCGGCAACTCTGCGACTCCTACCATTTCATCCCGACGAATCCCGGCGCGCCGAAAGAGTTTGTCGGCTTCCACTGGCCGCAGGCGGCTTCACCGCGCATCTCGCTGGGCTTGCTCGTCACGGACTATCTGAAGGCCAAGATTGCCGCGGACGAGCTGGGCTATCGCCTCCCGCTCCAGGAATTCTACATGAAGCGGTGGGGTTTGGCCTGGTCGGAGGATTCCGCAGACGAATACCGAGCCGTCTCGCATGAGCCGTATGACATCCACAGCGACTGGCCAGAGGAGGCATACCGCGTCCTGATTGCGGATTGCCAGCGCGACCTGGCCAAGTTTTACGTCGGGGTGTTTGCGATTGCCTTGAGCGGTGAAGCTCGCGAACTGGCGCGGGAGACTGTCGCGAGCTTCGATGAGATTGAATCGGTTCAAGAGAAGTGGAAAGTCAAACACCAGCGCGTATTTCTGGATTGCTCGTATCTGATGACCAAAGTTCTGGCCGAGTGCGTCAAGCGCGGGCATCAAGGCAAAGTCAAGATCGGCAAACGGGAGGTTCAGGCGTGGCTTTGCTGGACGGGGCTCAAGGGAAGCGGACAGGAAATGTTTGTTCATACGCGCAAAACCAAGGGCGGCGAGATTAAGGAGTGGAGAATCTACAGCCAGCGGAAGTTTTACGACGTTCACGCCTGGACCGGCAAGCGAAGCACGCGCGCCGCTTGGTATGAGTGGAGCAATTTGCACGCGAAAGATTTGCTCCGACCGCGGCGCGATGGCGAGCCGAATGTTCCGAAGCTCCGGTTTCTGCCCGACACGCTGCCGAACTCGGACGTGTATTCCCACTTCGCTCAAATGCGATCCGAACGGCGCGAAGAGAAGTTCAGCAACGGCAAGAAGTCGGCAATCTGGATGCTCGTCAAAGAGAGCAAACCGAACCACGAATGGGACAAGTGCGCGATGTTAATGGCTGTCATGGCCAAAATGGGTATCATCGGGCCGGCGGAAGGAAGCGATGAAGGAAACGACGATCAAAATAATTCCGGCCAGAATTGAACTCACGCCGGAAGCGCGGGCGCTGGGCGAACGAATCGACAACCCGCAGGATTTGAACGATGCGCTTTTAGCGGTGCAAGTCGAAGAACATGCCGCAAGAGCGACGGTCGCAATCAACGGCCATATTCAATCCTTCATCGCGAAGTGTCTCGGAATGCCTTGGAAATGAACCCGCGCGAGCAAGCCCTAAAGTCCCAAGTCCGCAAAGCGCAGGCTCTCATCGCGCAGTTCGAGGACGGAACCGGGCGGCACAATTCCAACCTGCTCGGGACGGAACGCGATGCGGGCGGACGAATCAATCTGGACACGTCGGCTTTTGACGAAGCGCATCGGCGCTACCTCCGAACAATCGCCAGGCAGACTTACAGCTATGCGACGGCCTACGCGATTAGCCGGGGTTGCATCGATCCTGATTTAGAGATCTGGGAGGAACTTCGAGTCAAACCGCAGGACGAACTCGAAGCCTCTTTGCTTGAGCGCGGATTGCTAGGAGCTAGAGCGGAAGATTGCGAAATCGGCCAGATCGTGCGGCTTGAAACGCTCACGACAACGCCCGTTAAATGGGTTATGCACGCTGGCCTTGAATTCGAGCGAACAGACTTTGCGCTGCGAACTCCGCGCCCGGATTCAAAGTTCATCTCTCGCGCATTCTGGAAGCGGATTGCCTGAATGAAGAAGTTCCGCTTCGAGGATGTCCTGTTTGCGGTTGTCCTTGCAATCGCCATGCTGGTTTCTGTGGCCGTCTTCGCTATTTGGTTCACTCGCTGAATCCCAGCCAAACCGTTGACCCGCTGGCATTCTCGAAATGCCGGTCAACTATTACGTCGGGAAAACTGAGGACGAACTGCTTGTCCTCTTGGACAGCCTTCAAAAGCGCGCGACAACCGGCTTCGTCTCCCAGACTTCCGCCGCCGGACTTCAGCAAATCCGCTCCTTTCAGAATGGCCGCGCCGTCTCCGTCGAGATTCGCGCGGTCCTCTACGCGCTCTGGAGGCTCAACCCGTCGGAATACGATAACCCCTACTCCCAGCGCATTCGCCGCACGCGGCCAAACTACACCGCGCCAACCGCGCAGCCCGTCAACGACGAATGACCTCCTCAATCGAAACCCCGGCGCGGATGCCATCCGTCAAGCGCAAGTCCTCAATCCTGGCGCCCAACGGCCAGCCGGTTTCCTACTACCTCTATCCGTCGCCCCGCACAAACCTCCGCGCCTACAAGCCCCGCTTCTGGCTTCAAGACTCGACGCAAAAGAACGTCTCCGAATACGACCGCAAGGAGATGGTCAACTATGCGCGGCAACTCTCGGTTCAAATCGACGTGCTCGAAAGCGCGATCGTGCAGAAAAATAATTGGGCTTTTGGCGACGCTTGGGACCCGCACTACACCGGCAAGAACGCCGCTTGGGGTGAAGCCGCGCAGGAATGGCTGACCAAGGTTTGGTTCCCAAACTGCAATGTCAGGGGCCCGCAATATGATTTCAAAACGTCCATGTGGCTCTCCGGTTGGGCCTGGGACGTTGACGGCGATGACGTGATGATTTTGACGGAGACCGCGAGCGGCTTCCCCATGCTCGCGTTCTATCCCGCGACCAAGTGCGGCAGCAATCCGACTCACGGCGGTTTGAGCCTGAAGCCGGGAACCGTTGTCGAGGACGGCGAATTCAAAGGCGCGAAAATCTTCGATGGCGTTATCATGGACCGGAACTCCCGGGCGATCGGCCTGCG